CGGGAAGCAGAGCGCCAGCAGGCCGAAGTTCTTGAAAGCTACCATGAGCGCGAGGAGAAGGCCCGAGACAAGTACGAAGACTTTGAACAGGTCGCGTACAACCCTCGTCTTCCGATCACGCAAGTGATGGCCGAGACGATCCAGGCGTCCGACATTGGCCCCGAGATGGCTTACTATCTTGGTTCCAACCCGAAGGAAGCCGACCGTATCGCCCGATTGTCACCGTTCTTGCAGGCAAAAGAGATTGGGAAGATAGAAGCCAAGTTGGCCGAAAATCCTCCCGTAAAAAAATCGTCGAGTGCCCCAACGCCGATTTCGCCTGTCACCCCTCGGGGTGGCAACGCAAGGGTTCTGGACACGACTGACCCGCGCTCCATCAAGGAGATGTCAACGTCTGAGTGGATAGAAGCCGAACGTCAACGGCAGATTCGGAAGTGGGAAGCTCAACATCGGCTCCGCTAATTTTTTAAAAAGGAAAGCAAAGTGAGTAACAGTCTACTTACAATTGACATGATAACTAGGAAGGCTCTTGAGATTAACTAAGGTCTCCTTAACGAGTAATCGTTAAGAAAAACTGTGTGAATTCGGTGGACGTCATGTAGAATGATTACATGAAAACACCGAGCCAAGCCAAAAGTGAGAATCACGATGCAGATGAACAGCGTAGAGCAAAAAACCGCGAAGCGGCTGCTCGGTATCGTGAACGTAACCGTGAAAAAGTCAATCAGCGTATGCGCGATTGGCGGGACGCAAACCGCGATACAGCGCGGCGGCAGTCCCGTGAGTGGCGCAATCGAAAAATTGCAAATGGAACACCGGAAGAAGTTGCGGCAATACGCGCAACAGAAGCGGCAAAAACCAAACGCAATCAAGATCGATGCCGTGAAGCAGTGTTTGCAGCTTATGGTGGCTTCAAATGCGCTTGTTGCGGCGAAACTGAAAGATTGTTTTTGTCGATTGACCACATTCATAACGACGGCGCGGCCATGCGTAAAGCTAAGTTGTATTCCGGTAACGGTACTGGCTTTTATTTGTGGCTACGAAAAAATGGATTTCCGTCTGGGTTTCAAGTATTGTGTATGAATTGTCAGGTCGGCAAACACAAAAACGGCGGCGTATGCCCTCACCAACGGAAGGCGTAACGACTATCCCGAAAGGGAGTAGGGCCAAGTGGCCCGAAGCGCACAGCCCCTTGAAAAAGGGTGAAGAGATAGTCTGCTCTGCATGGCGACATGCAGCAGCCCAAAAAGGGCGGTCTAAGCGTAACGAACTTAGGCGAACACGATGCTTAGAGAACAACCTAGTAATTACCCGGAACGTAAACCGTCAGTACGACGACAGCTTTGCTGTCGAAGGTGCCAAGATTGGTTCAACCCTCCGTATCCGTCTGCCCGACCGCGCTTTGGTCACTGACGGCGCCGCCCTGCAAGTGCAGAGCGACAACGAGCAGTACACGACTTTGACGGTCGCCTCGCAGAAGCATATCGGCGTGAACTTCACATCCGCCGAACTGACGCTGCAATTGGACGACTTCGCAGAGCGCGTGCTGAAGCCTCGTATCTCGCAGCTTGCTGCAAGCATCGACGCTGATGTAGCGAACTCGTACAAGTATGTTGGTAACAGTGTCGGCACCCCCGGCACCACGCCGGCTACTTCTTTGGTGCTGTTGCAAGCCCAGCAGAAGCTGAACGAGAACGCTGCGGTGATGAGTCCCCGTTACGCTACCGTCAACCCGGCAGCTAACGCCGGTTTGGTTGAAGGCATGAAGGGGCTGTTCAACCCGACCGACACCATCAGCCGCCAGTTCAAGAACGGCATGATGGGCGTGGGCGTGCTGGGCTTTGACGAGATCAACATGTCTCAGTCGATCAAGCAGTTCACTGTTGGCTCGCGCACCGCTACGGGCGGCACCACCTCCGCTGCGGTATCGACGGAAGGTGCGACCACCATCGCCATCACCGGCGCTGGCGCGTCTGCTACCGTCAAGGCTGGCGATGTGTTCACCGTGGCCGACTGCTACGCCGTCAACCCGCAGACCCGCGAATCCACCGGCTCGCTGTTCCAGTTTGTTGTGGCGGCTGACGTTTCGCTGAACGGCTCTGGCGCTGGCACGCTGACCGTGAACCCGATCTACTCGTCCGGCCAAGCGCTGGCGACCGTAGACTCGCTTCCCGGCAACAGCAAAGCTATCGTGTTCGTAGGCGCTGCGTCTACCCAGTACCCGCAGAACCTCGTCTACCACAAGGACGCTATCACTTTCGCTACCGCCGACCTGATGATGCCGCAAGGCGTTGACATGGCGTCGCGTCAAGTGCATAACGGCATTTCGATGCGTATTGTTCGTCAATACGACATCAACAATGACCGTCTGCCTTGCCGTATCGACGTGCTGTACGGCTACAGCGTCATTCGCCCGCAGATGGGCGTGCGTCTCTGGGGCTAACCGAATGGGGGCTTCGGCCCTCTTTCTAAACTTCTTTTAAAAGGATTTCATCATGGCTATTTCTAACGGTACAGGCGGCTATCAGCTTGGCGATGGCAACCTTGGCGAAGCTACTATGGGCTACGCTTCCGCTCCCGTAACCGCGACTGACACGGCGACTCTGACCGCCGCGCAGGTGCTGAACGGGATTATTCTGGCAACTCCCACTGCGGCGGCCAACTACACGCTGCCCACGGTGGCGCTGCTGGAGGCTGCGCTGCCCAGCGCAAACGTAGGCAACACGATTGATTTTGTGATCGTGAATCTGGCTTCTTCCAACTACGACATCACCCTTGTGACCAGCACTGGCTGGACAATCACAGGCGGCGGCGTTACGGTTGTGCAGGAGCTGTCTTCTGCCCAGTTCCGCGCCCGTAAGACCGGCGATGGCACCTGGCAGTTGTATCGTATTGCCTAAACCCGGCGGGGGCTTCGGCCCCCGTTTCTAAAAGGACATTAACATGCCAAATACCAAAGCAACAGGTGTGGCGTACAGTGATCCGCAGTTCGACAGCGTGACCGTCACCGGCGCGTCTAGTCTGCAAGCTGTTACAGCCACTACGGTTACTGCTTCTGGCGCAGTCACCAGCACCGCAACAAATGGAGCCGCTGTTGCCAACGGCACCGCTGGCCTGTACTTTTTGACCAGCGCCATTACCGCCAACTCGACGACCACTACGGCGCCGGTTGGTTCTTTAGCAACCACCACCAACGCCACTGGCCTTGGCAAGCTGTTCATCTCGGACGGCACCAAGTGGCAGTTTCCTGTAGTAGCGTAACCTCGCGGGGGCTTCGGCCCCCGTCTATACATCATGGCCGTCATATACCTTAGACATCCCGTTCACGGGGCAAAAGTTGCAATTTCGGACATGGAAGCCGAAAGTGACATCCATAACGGCTGGGAGGAGTTCGACCCATATGAGGCGAACGATTCCTACGAGGAGCGCGACTCGGAAGATTACGCCGCGCCGCTTGCGCCCGAACCCGTTCTGGACGCACCCATAAATCAACTGCCGCGCCGTCGAGGCCGTCCACCGCGAAAGGCTACAGAATGACTACTGCTGGCGAAATCATCAACGGTTCTTTGCGCCTTCTTGGTGTTTTGGCGGAAGGTGAGACGCCTTCTGCTGCCGTGACGCAAGACTCAATCATGGCCGTCAACCAGATGATCCAGTCCTGGGACACGGAACGTCTGTCGGTGTTTGGCACTCAGGATCAGGTCTTTACCTGGCCGTCCTACACCATGACGCGCACGATTGGCCCGACCGGCGATTTTGTGGGCGACCGCCCCATCGAGATTGATGACGCCACTTACTTCAAAGACCCGTCCTCTGGCCTGTCGTTTGGCGTCAAGCTGATTAACCAACAGCAGTATGACGGCATCGCGTTCAAGACTGTCACGTCCACATATCCTCAAGTCCTGTGGGTCAACAACACGTTTCCCGACATGACGATGACTATATATCCAGTGCCTATCAAGGCGCTGGAGTGGCACATCATTTCGGTCGAGACGCTGAATGAAGTATCAAGTGTTGCCACCGATATGTACTTCCCGCCGGGGTATCTGCGGGCGTTCCGCTACAACTTGGCTATGGAGCTGGCTCCAGAGTTTGGTGTTGAGCCTTCGCCGCAAGTGCAGCGCATCGCGATGACCAGCAAACGCGATCTGAAGCGCATCAACTTCCCCGGCGACCTCATGGCTATTCCGTACCCGATTGTGGCAACTCGTCAGCGTTACAACATCTACTCAAACAATTTCTAGGTATATTATATTTTAGCACGGTTTGGTGCCCGTTTACGAAGGCTAAAACGATGGATAAGATTCTCTTGATGGGTAACAAGCTCAAGGTTGTCGATCTTGTTATTCCTCTTGTCCAAGTCTTTATGGTTCACTTCCAAACGGGTCGGAATTTCGCCATTAAACGCTTCCCACACCATACGATGCACCAGCTTTTGTGTGTACACTCCGTCCTTGCACAGCCGAATGACAAGATAGCCGCTGTTGATAGGCGTATGTCGGTTAGGTCGCTGCAATGCGTCTCCCGTCCACGTCTTACCGTGCTTGATAGACATCACGGTGGTGATGCTGGTATTGAGAAATGCAGCAACATCTTTAAGTTTGGCGCCATCCGCCAGCCGTCGTTTAGCCTCTTGCACTTGTTCTGCGGTAAACAGTTTCCCCCGCGCAATGCGTCGCGTGTTTCCAAGATCGCTCACTTCATACAGCTTTTCAAAGCCAAGAACGGGTTTCCACGTTTCCATACCAGTCTCCTAGAAAGGTATATGAAGTCTAACCAAATGATCGTTAAAAGTCAAGCATGAAGACGCCGATCCTCGGTTCCACCTACGTTGCGCGGAGCGTCAACGCCGCCGACGCACGCATGGTGAACCTGTTTCCAGAGATTGTGCCGGAAGGCGGCAAGGAGCCTGCGTTCCTGAACCGCGCGCCTGGGCTACGCAAGTTAGCTGAAGTTGGCTACGGCCCTATCCGTGGCCTGTGGCAGCTTGGTGGATACCTGTACGTTGTCAGCGGTCAGACCCTATACAAAGTCAGCAGCACCTACACGGCCACGGCGCTAGGCACGATTGCCAACACGCCAAACCCTGTCAGCATCAGCGACAACGGCACGCAGATCTTCATCGCGGCCAATCCGCAAGGCTACATCTACAACACCAACACGAACGTCTTCGCCCAGATCACTGACCCTGACTATCCCGGCGCGGTGACGGTAGGCTATCTGGACGGATACTTTGTGTTCACCGAGCCTAACAGCCAGCGTTTCTGGGTGACTAGCCTACTGGATGGCACCTCGGTAGACCCGCTTGATTTCGCAAGCGCAGAGGGTTCTCCAGACGGTCTGGTGGGCTTGATTATCACCCACCGCGAAGTCTGGCTGTTCGGTACCAACTCGGTCGAGGTCTGGTACGACGCGGGCCTGCTGGACTTTCCGCTACAGCGCGTGCAGGGTGCTTTTAACGAGATCGGCTGCGTGGCGCCTTACTCCATCGCCAAGATGGACAACGGCGTCTTTTGGCTGGGCCAGGACGCACGCGGTCAAGGCATGGTCTATCGTTCCAACGGCTACACCGGCACGCGCATCAGCACGCACGCGGTTGAGTGGCAAATCCAGCAGTATGGCACGCTGTCCGATGCCATTGGCTACACCTACCAGCAGGACGGTCACAGTTTCTACGTGCTGATATTCCCGACGGCTAACACAACGTGGGTTTTCGATGTCGCTACCGGCGCGTGGGCTGAACGTGCCGGGTGGAGCAACGGCGACTGGACGCGCCATCGCAGCAACTGTCAGGTGTTCTGGAACAACATGATTGTTGTCGGCGACTACGAGAACGGCAACGTTTACGCTTTTGACCTTGAGGACTACTCCGACAACGGCGGCGTTCAGCGGTGGTACCGGACGTGGCGGGCGCTACCTACGGGGCAAAACAATCTTAAGCGCTCGACGCAGCACACGCTTCAGATTGATCTGGAGTCAGGCACGGGGCTAAACGACGGGCAAGGCAGCGACCCGCAGGTCATGCTTCGCTGGAGCGACGACGGCGGCCATACGTGGTCGAACGAGCGCTGGTCTGGGATTGGTAAAATCGGCGAGTACTACAAACGTGTGTTTTTCCGGCGGCTGGGCATGACGT